TCCCTGTCATGCTCGGAAGCGCGTATGAGAACCTGCTTATCTACCGTTTCTCCGCCAGATGTTGCCGGATTCGCTATAGAAAGATTTTTGTCATCTTCCATGACCTTGTCTATGGCTTCTCTGATTTGTTTATTTTTATCCATAGTTATTCTGGCTGCTCAATGGCGAGCATCTCTTCCTCTTCCGTTTCTTCCGGTTCGTTATCTATGACTTCTGCATCAACTATCTCTCCACCGCTAAGAAGTTGCCTAATCATTGCTGGCGGGAGTATTCCAGACGCGCCCATAAGTTCAAGAAGTTTCCTGGCTTCTGACTCTGGGTCGAACTTCTCTACTTCCTGGTTTGCGGTGGCCCCAGCAAGTGTTACACGCACTGGGTCTGCATTGGAAAGGTTGGCGTCCATCTGGACATTGAGGTTCACGTGGTCCATTCCAAGAAGTTTTGTTCTTCTGTCCATGATTGAGAGCACCTGCTGGATAGCCTTCATGTCTGGCTCAACAGAAACTTCTGACCCATCGTCCATGCGAACCTTGCGGTGTTGAGTTAGCGGCCAAATGGCCTGCTGGAGATTGTCGAGCCTCTCAAGCTCCATCCGAAGAACTTCCGGGTAGGCGAGCATTGCTTCTTTGTTTAGCTTTTCCAGCTGTCTCTTTACGGCATTTGATACAACGCCGGTACTAACGCCGAATCTTCTTGCTATTTCTTGAATGGATGTTCCGGCTTGCCGCATCTTAAAAATGCGGGCATCTCTTTCGGACAGGAATTCCCTGGTTACCGGTTTATTGTTTCTGTCCTCTGCCATAAACGTGCCTGTTCACTTATGCTCTCCTGAAACATTAGCAAACTCAAGCACTTCAAACGGGAATTCCTTGCCACGGCGTATTTTGGTCGGCCAGTATCTCTCATCTCTCGCGCCTCTGAAGTGGCGAACATCATAAATAAACGGTGCTGGCGCGGTTAGGTCTGGCTGCAATGAAACACCGAATTCTGGCCATCTTGACCACACTGCAGAGCCAAATGGTCTGAGGTCTCTTGTTGACATGCTTGTCCCTAGCGGAGCGTGATGTTCGAGCCACATTGCGCATCCGTATGTAGTACGCACATAGTCAAGATATTTTGCAACTTCAACTGCTACCGACTCGGAAGTACGTCCGCCTGGGTCGACGAAAGCCTTATACAGAGGGCCCATGACAATCAACTGTGGTTTTGTCTGCTCGATGTGCTCTTCAAGAATAAGGCGGTCTGAGGCTTTAAGTAGGTCAAGACCATCTGGCTTTACAACAAGGCTGCCTGTTGGTCTTTCGACCTTTCTGTACATCCTTGCCCTGTTCTTTGCAGCTGCTCCGATAGCCCTAGATGTTCTGCGGATAATGCGTTCTGGGTTTTCAAGGTCAACGGTTAGCGTTCTTACTTGTGGCATTGATTGGTATGTAAACGGGTGAACGCCCCACATTGAACAAATTGCTATCTGCCTAGCAAGCATCGTTTTGCCAACACCTTCTGCGGCTACGACAATTACTCTTTCATTCTTTTCAAGAAGTCCTGGGATAATCCACTCATAAGTATCCTCGTCTGTTTCGCTTAGGAAACTTTCCCACTCAACCAAGCGACCAGGGTTAGGGGCATCGTCTGAGGAGAACGAGCTGAGAATTGTGGAAGCTTTTACAATTTTCTGAAGAGAGTTAAGTTCGTCATTAGCAAGAATTTTTGAGATTCGGTCAAGGGTTTCTTGACCCTTATCCTTTTCCTGCTCTACCTCTTCATCCGTATCTGCAACTTCTTTTATGAAAGTTGAAGGGTCGAAATATTCGAGCTCATCAAGAGAATGACCTGCCTCAACATGGTCTGTAACGTCTTTTGCAAATGGACTAATAAAGATTGACGCTTCGCATCCAGCCTTTTTTAGCTGGTCGCATACCATGATTGCATGAGCCTTGCCAACATCGTCATTGTCGGCAACAATCTCAACCGTTGCGCCAGCAAGGGACTCTGTGTTTATTTCTAGCCACTTGCCAGCACCGCCAGGCGCAGTTGTGGCAACAATTCCCATATCCATGAGGGTGTCCGCATCTTTTTCACCCTCAACAAGCCATATGGGAAGACCTTCGTTGCGAGCCTTGATTACGTACGGAAGGTTGTAGAGAACCTTTGGCGTATCACCTAGCGAATAAACCCAATCTCCGTTGGGACCTGGCTTCCTCTGTCTAAATGTTTTAACGCCCCACTGATTTACGTATCTAAGCTTCTGGAAAAGAAGTTCTCCGTTTTCGTCTAGGTAGTCATACTCCTTGACGAGTGTGAGCTTTTCCTTTTCTTGAGGGCGTTCTTTTTTCTCAATCTTTACTGGGTACAAGTCAGATGGCTTTAATCCAATGGAAGCGCATATCTTGTCGACATCACATCCGTTGCCCCTGTGGCAATGAACCAGAACAGTTCCATTTTGGTCTTCCGCAACAGATAGTGATGGGTTTTTGTCATCATCTCTACATGGGCATCTTGCCTCCCATCCAGCAGAAGTGTTTCTTACACCCACCAGCCTGGAGAGAAACTCTTGAGTGTGCTTGTATTGAGGCTGAGCCACTATGCATCCAATTCTTGCTGTTCGGCAAAGTTGCCGTTGGCGTTTCTAGTTCCTATTCCTGGAAAGAATATCCGAGCATCACGCGTAAGTCTTATCTTTTTGATAGCACGGAGTTTTGCTCTTTCTAGTTCTGTCTTGCCACCCCAAATGCCGTATGGCTCATGTCTGAGCGAGTATTCAAGACAGTGAACCTGCTTATCGCATTGCTCACAAATTATTAGAGCCTGGGCAGTATTTCTTTCGTTGGTTTTGCGTTCTTCCTTCGTGGGCGACGGCCCGAACACCGGAAACCATAAGTTCGTATCGTGGCCTTTGCATTTGCCGTCTCTGGGAGCTTCGTCAAATTTGTCGGCCACTTAGTCCTCCTGGTTGGCTACGTTTTCGTAATCCTACCGACGTCTATGGAAGAAAGAAATACCGTGGCGTACTTAATTTTGAGTTCGTAGTTCTCAATGGAGGAAACAACATCTACTGCTTCTAGGGAAACATTGAAGCGCGCTGCTATAGATGCCCTGATGTCGTTAATCATTGATTCGCCGGATGATTCATCATCATCCATGTACGCGCTTGTCGATGAACCTAGTTGAAGCAATTCCTTGCCAAGGTTCTTGGACTTAAAGCACCATGCGCAAGCGAGTGAATCTGTAGAAGCTTTTCTGGGCCGTGTTTCAACATGGCCGCACGAAAGGAGATGTTCGTACGAGACATTTCCCCACTCGCCAACTCTTTTGACAGAGATAACTTTTTTGCGTGGGGCTTTCCGGTGTTCTGTAGTCACACCGAGTCTTACTTCTTGCGCCCGAAAATCCTCTTAAAGAATGAGGTCTTCTTTACGCTTGCGGGAAGCGCAGACTCAAGTGCTGTTGCAGCCTTCTCGAAGTCATCAATAACGTCGTTAATCACAATAGAAATCGTATCAACAGTCTTATCCACAGCCTCGTGAATCGGTGCTGCATTGAAGGTTACATTCACTTCAGGAATAGAGGTTGACGTAGAAGTTGACGTAGAGGTGGAGAAACCAACCACGGAAGACGACTGAGCCTTCTTAACAGGAGCCTTCTTAACAGGAGCCTTCTTGGCTGTGGTCGCCTTCTTCGCCGGAGCTTTCTTGGCTGGCGACTTCTTGGGCGCTGCCTTCTTTGCTACGGCCTTCTTGGCTGGTGCTTTCTTGGTAGCAGCCTTCTTCGCAGGGGCTGCCTTCTTGGGGGTTGACTTTTTCTTCTGTGTTGCCATGAGCGACATAATAGTACCGACATGTCGACCGTGGTGGAAGTCCCCTAAAAATACTAAAAGTGTGATTAATATTATTCCGTGGAATCAACATATGACAATAGTTTTAGCAAAATTGCGCTAACAATAACATCGGCGCAGCTTGCAAAAAAGATGTCTGTCAAGGAATTTGGTGTTGGGGAAGATTTGACATTCAACTTTATGGGCTGGGATGACGACAAGCTAGTCGTTATTTGCCAGATGAAAAAGCCAATTATGGCCCTTGAGCACGCCGATAGACTGACCAGGTCGGGTCATCTCTGTATAGCCCTCAGGAGATACTGGGGAGTAACGGACATAACCATGATTGCTGAGGGTTTCTGTTCCCTGGATTCCAAGAAAACAAAGGGGCTTGACCTAGCAAAGGTTTATGCACAAAACGGTAGCGAGGTTCAGGAATGCATAACCGTGGCGCACGCCTCGGTTAGGGGCGACAAAATGCTAAGCGACCTTGTTGCGATGCCGTACAAATACCTTCCGGATAATGAAATTGAATGGGGCGAGATACAGACGTATCCGGGCGGCGCTGACAAGATTCTGAGAAACTCGAGTTTTCCGAAGATGTTAAGAAAATCGCTATCCGAGCCAGTCTATGAGGAAGAACTCCCGGAAGAAGCATACAACGAATTAATGGAAGCTATCAATAATAACGGGTTTTATATTCAAGAATTACCGTAGTGGTATAATTAGGCATGAGCTACTTCTACGAAAATTCATACATGAATAGCGACTCTGTTCGTAGAATATTTAGCGATACAACAGCGATTGGCGCAAATAGACAGCCATGTGTCGTGTGCGGTCATCCGACTGGAGACTGTACCGGAGAATCTGGTCCTCCTACTGTTATTTTTGGACAGGGCTCAAGCGAAACAATAATTGATACACAAACAATTCTTGTTGAAGAAGACATTTGGGAAGAACGACAAATGACTCCATTCACGCGAGCAAAGGTTCTTGTCCACAGGAAGGGAAAATATATTCCCTTCAGAGAAGCAGAAAAGCTTGGTTTAGTCGAGAGACCAAAACTTCCTTAGACACTGGACTCTTTTAGTATTTTCCTGTAGGTTACAATGTAACTTCCACCAATTCAGGCATTAAGGAACAGGAAAAACAATGAGCCATCTAGACCAGTCATTTGTCGACTCTTACGCAACAAAGAAAGCGCCGTGGGGGTTTAACGGTCTAGGGGAAATAGTTTTCTTGCGCACATACAGCAGACAGAAAGAGAACGGTGACAATGAGACCTGGGCAGAAACTCTTCAGCGTGTTATCAATGGCGCTATTGACATTGGCGTACCGTTTGCAGAAGGCGAAGCAGAGGCTCTATTCGACCACTGCTTTAACCTACGTTGTTCTTTTTCGGGCAGGTCTTTGTGGCAGCTCGGAACGCCGCTCGTAAAGAAGTTCAACGCAACTTCGCTTAACAACTGCTACTTCACCAATATCGAAAAAATTGAGGATTTCGAAATGCTTTTCGATTACCTCATGCTCGGTGGCGGTGTCGGTTTCTCGGTAGAGCGTTCGAAGATTCACGAGCTTCCAAAGGTGAAGCCGAATGTTGTCATTACACATGAGAGGACAAATGATGCCGACATCATCGTTCCTGACAGCAGGACCGGGTGGCGTCGCCTTCTTCATAGCGTA